GTGGTGGACGTGCAACGCCGCGGGGGGCTGGGCGCACCTCAGTCCGCCTCGGCTAGGAATCGCGCTCACCGGGGGCCTAAACAGCGGCGGGCCTACCGAGGACGCCGAGCACACCTGCCGCCGCATCCAGGGGCCGGTGTTCACGGCGGGCACGACCTACAAGTCGATCTACCGGGTCAAGTGGGACGCCTTCGAGCAGGGTGAGTTTGACTGGTACGTCGACTCGGGCGACGGGCAGGGGTATGTCCAGTACGCCGCCATGACCGACGTGAGCACGATGTGGCGCTCGTCTTCAGGGCCGGACGCGGGGACGTTTCCGCAGCTCCTGATGTACCGCAAGACGGACAACTCACTGCCCGACGCGGTGACGTACTACGGCGGCTTCATTCGGGGCTCGGTGATGTCCGACGTCGTGATCCCGTGAGCCTGAACAGCGAGATTCTGGCGGACGCACCGCTTCTCTACCACCGCCTTAACACCCTCTCGGGCACGGAGACGGACCAGGGCTCGGGCGCGCACACGTTGACGTATAACAACGAAGGCGCGATGACCCGGCAGTACCCCGGACTCATCGGGAGCGATTCGGACACCGCCGTTTTGATGGATTGCTTGAATGGCGCGTACTGCTCGACGCCACACACCTCCGACCTCACCTTCACCGCCGCGCCTTTCACGGTGGAGCTGCTCTGGCGACCGACCGTCATCGACGCAGGAAACTCGCACACCCTGGTCGGCAAGGGCTCGTTCGGCAACGGCGGCTGGATGCTTCAAAACCGTCTGGGCGCGCTTGCGCTCACATTCCTCGGCGTCGTCGACATCATCTCGACCTTCGTGCCGGTCGTCAACACGACCTATCACCTCGTCTGCGCCTGGCGCGCGAGCGGCAACACGGACTTCTACGTTAACAACGTCAAGGAGAACATCCCGACGGCGGGAAGCCCGACTACCAACTCGCAGCAGACCACGATCGGTCGCGATTCGACCGGCGCCGGCAACGTCGACGGCGCGAGCGTCTTCGACGAGCTCGCGATCTACAACACTGGGCTCTTGGATGCGCGGGTTTCGGCGCACTTCGCTGCGTTGAGCGTCGCGCCGACGCTTCTCACCCTTCGCTCCCCGCTTCGCTGGTGATGCGCGATGACGATCTCGATCGTCAACGGCAACCGCGGCACGGCCACCGAGAAGACCTCGGATCAGACGCTCGCGCTGACGCCCTCCGGCGATCTCGCCCGCGGTAACTTCGCGCTCCTCGCCGTCGTCATCGACAACCCGGCAACGTCGGAAGGCGAGACCGCACATCTCTCGGTCTCCGACACGAAGGGCCTGACCTGGACGAAGCTCCGCGAGCAGACCGAGGCGAACACGGCCGCCCTAACGGGCGTTACCTGCGCGCTCTTTCTCGCCATGTGCGACTCGGCCGGGCTCACGACCTCGGATACGATCTCGATCGCGCTCGGCACCGCAGCCACCGCCAAAGGTGCAGGTCTCGCAGAGCTCTCCGCGGGCGTTCTCAAGCGGATCGTCCTCTCGGCTTCGGGGGCAGCCGGCTCGAACGGAGCAGCCGCCACGAGCTACTCGGTCGCGCTCTCAGGGCTGACGAACGTCGCCGGGCTGTACGTCGGCATATCCGCCTGCGAGAACGATGTGGATACCGCCTGCACGCTCGATGCGGGATATGGAGAGATCGGCTTCGGCTCCATCGGATCCGGCGTCGCAGGCGTTGCAACCTCGAACGTGCGAGCTCGCGTCGGAACGCTCGCGAACACGTCGGCGGGCGACACCTTCGACGCTTCTGGGCTGACTTCCTCCGACCGAGCGACGATTCTCGTCCGCCTCGAGGAAGCCGACATCCTCGTCCCGCCGACCCGCCTGATGGCGCCCTACGTGCCCGCATGACGCGCCCGCTCTGGCCCGCACGCTCGTACAGCTATCCGGGACTCATCCGCGTCTCGCAACTGCTCGGCTCGCTCCCGGTTAGCGGGCCGACGGGCACGGTGACGCTGGGCCAGGCCCTCGAGACCGGCGTCGCGCAGCAGATCCGCCCGCTCCGCACATACGTCGTCGGACAGGCGGCCGAGACCGCCGTCGCCCAGCCCTTCACCGAGGTCAAGAGCGTGGTCATCGGACAGGCGCTCGAGACCGATACGGCGAGCGCGTTCGGGCGCGCGAAAGTTCTCCTCTTCGGACAGGCATTCGAGGTCGACACGGCGCAGCCGTTCGGCCGACTCAAGCTGAAAGCGCTGGGGCAGGCGCTCGAGACCGATCTCGCGCAGCCGATCGCGTGGGCACCCAAGCGCCGGCTCGTCAACCAGGCGCTCGAGGTCGATCTCGCGCAGCCCTTCACGAGGCTGAAGCTGCGGGCGTTCGGACAGGCCTCCGAGTCGAACCTGGCGCAGCCGCTGGGGCGGCTCAAGTCGAGTACCTTGGGGCAGGCGCTCGAGGTCGATCTCGCGCAGGTCTTCGCTCACACGAAGTCGAGGGCCATCGGCCAGGCACAAGAGCTCGACGTCGCTCAGCCGTTCGGCCGACTGAAGATCAGGTTCGTCGGCCAGGCGCTCGAGACCGATCTCGCGCTTGCCTTCGCGCCTGGCGGCGCGACCATTCAGGGCTTGGTCGACGTCGGCGGCGTACGGCTCGTCCTCGGGACGGCTGCGCGAGCGCGCCGGGCTCAAGGGGCCGCCGATACTCGGCTAGTCATGGCTCAGGCGAAGACGCAGACCCACTCGTGACGATCGAGACGCTCCCGACGTTCGACCTCGTCGTCGAGCGAGCCCGCACGGTCACGCTCGAGCTCGGCCCGCTCACGACGGAGAACTATCTCGGCGTGAAGGTGCCAATCGACCTGACGGCCGTCGGGACGAAGATGTGGCTGACCGTCAAGCACTCCGTCGACGACGCCGACCCCGGCGAGGTCCAGCTCACCGAGGCTTCGGGGATCACGCTTAACTCGCCGGCGACGGCCGACAAGAACTTCGCGACGGCGCTCATCCCCGAGGCCACGTTCGCCGATGCCGCCGCCGAGTACAAGGATCGGACGATCCTCGTCTGGGACGCCGTCTGGGAGCTCGGCTCCCGCCACGAGACCGTCGCGCGCGGGAAGCTGATCGTCGTCCCGAGCGTCACGAGGGCGACGTGAACCGATGGCGGCTCCTGCGCTCGAGCAGACGTTCGCGCTTGTCGAGAGTGCTGTAGGTCGCAGGCTCCGCCAGTCCGAGCGCGCTATCGACGTCCTGCTCCTGCACGGCGCCCTCGAGCGCGCGAAAAACGAGCTCGACGCCGCGATCTCGGAGGAGATGCTGCGGGCGACTCGCTCCTGGATCCGCTCGGCGCAACCGACGCCCTACCCGCAGCTCGAGCTGACGAAGGAGATTCTCGCACCGCTGGAGGAGCTGCACGCACTCGGGCTCGAGGAGGCCATGAACGAGCTCGAGCGCGCCGGCTACGGCTTCGACGAGCAGACGGAGCGCTTCCTCGCCGCGCCCGATCCGCTTCCCGGCGGCGGGTTCGAGAGCTTGCAGAACACAGTCCGACGCGGCCTGCTCGGCATCGGGATCCGCATCAGTGACGATCTCGTTGCGGTCGATCTGTCGGCGGCCAGCTCCGCGATGATCGGGCAGGCCCTTCTGAACGTGCCGGGCGCGCGCGATCTGGCGAGCCGGGTCGTATCGACGGCGCTCTACTCGGGCATGGGCGCGACCTTCGAGGAGAACGAGGATCTTGTTGATGGTTTTGAATATTCCGCCGTCCTCGACGCTGCCACCTGTTCTGAATGTTGGCCGCTCGACGGCACGACCTACCCGAGTTGGGCGGCGATCCAGGAAGTGCTGCCCGGAGGCGGGCCGAATCCGGCGTGCCTGGGTGGCGGACGGTGCAGGTGTAGGGCGGTACCGGCGCCAGCATGACCGACATTCGCATCCGCGTCGACTCCGACGACGCCGACCGCGACCTAGCGCGGCTGGCGCTCTTCCTGACAGACCTGCGCTCGTTCTGGCCGAAGGTCGTCCCGCTCTTCGTCGGCTGGATGCGTCAGCAGTTCGAGACCGAAGGCAGCTTCGGCTCCGGCGGCTGGGCACCGCTCGCCTTCTCGACGGTCGATCGCAAGGCGCGGCTCGGCCTGCGGCCTCAGATTCTCCAGGCCACGGGCGCCATGAAGCAGGCGGCCTCGCGACCCTCGCGGCGCGCAACTGCAAAGAGCCTGACGCTTCAGATTGACGACCCCAAACTTCAGCATCATCAGAGCGGTACAGCTTCGATGCCGGCCAGACCCCTGATCTTCGAGCGGCTGCCGCTGCAGGCTGAGCACGAGCTCGGCGAGGCCGCAGAGGACTACGTACGGGATCTTCTCCGCCGCTTGACCTGAGCCGATACTCGCTCGATGCCCTCGATTACGTTCGCCGCGCCGATCATCCGTTCCGCGATTGCCTCTCTCCAGGCGAACTTGCCGACGCAGATCGCAGCCTTCAACGCGGAGCCCGAGAACGAAGTCACGCTGACCGCGCCCGTCGCGTTCCATTTCGGAGCCGCCGACCCTCTCATCGAGTTCCCTGCGATCGAGGTCGCCGCGACCGACGGCGCGACCGCACAGTGGGCGATCGACCGCAGTGAGGGCGACCACTTCCCGCAGATCGCCGTCGTAATCTGGTTCGAGGGCGAGCGCGGCGAGATCGGCCCGACCTACGAAGCTTCGCTCGGCATGGCCCGCTGCGTGCTCGAAGTGCTCTCCCAGACCGGCGCCTTCGGTGAGGCGGAGATCCCGAACGACGCGGGTGCGGTGACCTGGCGGACGGACGTGCTCCCGGCTGACCTGACCGAGGACGGCCGTGAGTTCTCGAAGTGGAGATGCGCCGTGCTCCTCGTCTTCAGGCTCGAGACTGTGGAACGTTTCGGCTAGAGCGAGCGGCCGCGCCGATACTCGGTCATGCCGGATCTACAAACGGTTGATCTTGAGGAAGTGGAGATCCTTAGCACGGGCGGCCCCGTCCATGCGATCGGCTCACCGCCCGAGGGCGACCACTACACGAAGGAGCAGCTGCGGGCGATGGTCGACGCGGCGAACGAGCTCGCCGGCGAGCTTCAGGCGCCGTCGCGTATCGGTCACCGCAAGATGGGCGAGTCGCAGGAGGGCGCGCTTCGCTCGAGCCCGGCCGTGGGCTGGCTCTCGAATCACCGGCTGAACGCCGACGGCACGAAGTACCTCGCCGACATCAAGAAGGTCCCGAAGGTCTTCGGCGAGCTCGTAAAGGCAGGCGCCTACCGCAAGCGCTCGGCCGAGCTGTCGTCGATCACGAGCCAGAAGACGGGCAAGACCTACGACCTGGTCGTAACCGGGCTCGCCTGGCTCGGCGATCGGTTGCCGGCGATCTCGACGCTCGAGGACGTCGTCAAGCTGTACGAAGGCGACGCCGAGCGTCGAGTGCTCGTCATCTACGAGAACCCGCCGGCGAAGCCCGAGCTCGTCGAGCTCCTCCTCGAGCACGCCGCCGAGGCCCTCTTCCGCGAGCTCGACCCCGGTTCAGGCGCCACTCCTGCCGATACTCGCGCGATGAAGTTCTCCGAGAAGCAGCGCAAGCAGTTCGCGGAGGCCACGGGCCTCGAGGCCGACAAGGTCACGGACGAGATGCTGGGCGCTGCAGGGATCACGGGAGAGCAGCCAGCGCCGATTGTCTCGGACGATCAGGCGAAGGAGCTCGCCTCACTCGCCGGAGTCGAGGGTGACGATGTCACCGCCGACAAGCTCCTCGAGGCGCTCAAGCGCAAGAACGAGCACGGCGGAGACGACACAGGCGAGGAGAACGAGCGCTACAAAGAGCTCGAGCGCCGCCTCGAGGCCGCCGAGAAGACTTCGAAGGACACCGCCGAGGAGCTCCGCGTCGAGCGGCGCAACGGTTTCGTCGAGGACGCGATCAAGGTAGGCAAGATCGCGCCGGGCGCACGCGAGAAGCTCGAGCGCCTTTTCGACAAGGATTCCGAGGGCGCCAAGGACTTCGTCTCCGAGCTGAAGCCCGACGAGGAGCTCGTCCGCGAGCACGGTTCGGATCAGCCTTCGGCCGAGGAGAAGACCGAGCAGGAGCAGCTCGAGAAGGCCTACGAGGCCGACCTCGCTTCGCGCATGAACGTCAAGGTGGAGGAGCTGATCTAGCTGGCCGTCTCGGGCGGCATAACTCCGATCTACGGCCCCGGCTCGAAGGTCTCCTTCGCCGCCGCCGCAGCCATCGACGCCGGAACGCTCGTCGCGGTCACCGCCGGCATGACGGTCGGCGAGGCCGCGGTCGGCTCGAAGAAGGTCGTCGGAGTCGCGCTGCAGAGCGCCGGCGCCGCCGGCGACGTGATCGCCGTGCAGTGCCACGGCTACATCGCCAAGCTGACGGCGGAAGGTGCTGTGACGGCTGGCGATCAGCTCGCGGTCGCGACGGGCGCCGGCAACGAGGGGCACGTCTCCACGCTCGTAATCGACACGACCGCGACCCTGAACGAGACGACCGTCGAGGCGGCGATCAACGCCGCGCTGGGCATGGTCGGGATCGCGCTCGAGGACATCGCCGACGAGGCCTCTGGCCGCTGCCTGGTGAGGGTCTGAGATGCCGTACGCATCATCGTCGCCCACGCTCACCGTTCAGGCGCTTCTCAAGCAGCCGGCCCTCCTTTCGCGCGAACTCGTCAACCTCGTCAACAAGCGGCTCATCGCCGACCGCCTCTTCCTGCCGGGCTCGCCTGACCAGGTCGCCGGCGGCGCGATGCGCTACCAGGAGCTCGAGTCGATATACGTCGACGACGATCCCTCCGAGATCGCAGAAGGCGCCGACTTCCCGATGACCGACTGGTCGGAGGCCGTCAAGACGGCAGCCGTCCGCCAGTACGGATTTGGGGTGCGGATCACGAATCTCGCCGTCCGCCGCAACCAGCGCGACATGGTGCAGCGCGGACTGCGCAAGCTCGCGAACCGGCTCACGCGCCGCATCGACTCGCTCGCGATGGCTGTCCTCACGGACACTGCGACCTACCCGGCAATCCAGACGAACGGCTCGGCCGCGGTGTGGACGACCGTCGGGACGGACATCATCGACGAGATCGCCGAGGCGCAGGAGCTGCTCGAGCTGAAGGACAACGGCTACGACGGCTTCTCCGGCGCGACGCTCGTCCTGAACACGGCTCGCCGCCAGGATCTCCTCAACAACACGGCTCTTCGCGCAGCGCTGCCGCGCGAGACCGAGTCGGGTCAGATCCGCACGGGCATGATCGCCCCCTTCCTCGGACTCGGAGCGATCGTCTTCACGCCGCAGTGCCCGGCCGCGACCGCGATCCTCATGGACTCGGGCATTGCCGGCACGATCGCCGACGAGCGGCCCGATGGAACCGAGGGCTGGTCGGCCTACGATCCGGGTCCCGGCTTCCGCCCGATCTACACGAAGGTCGAGAAGGGCGGCAAGCCGATGGTGCACTCCGAGATCTTCGCCGGCCGCTGGCCCGCGATCGCGCTCGTGCAGCCCGACGCGGTCGTGAACATCACCTCGATCGCCTGATGCCGAAGGCCACGGTTCTCGCCGATCGGCTGGGCGTCATCGAGGGCGAGGGTACGGTCCGCTACTCGAAGGGCGACACCGTCGCTCTTTCGGACGAGGACTTCGAGCGCCATCTTGCGTCGGGTTCGATCGAGGCTCCGAAGAAGGCCCGCAAGGGCAAGGCGGGCGAGGCTCCCGCCGAGGAGTCCGAGCCCGCAGCAAAGGATGAGGCCTCCGCAGAGGCAGCGGCACAGGAGTCCGAGCCCGCAGCAGAAGACGAGTCCGGCGAGTAGTAGTACGTGGCGAGCTACGCCACGTTCGCGGACGTCGAGGCCAGGGCCGGCCGTTACGCACCGCTCTTCTCCGTTGCCGGCAAGCAGCCCGACGAGACGACCATCGAGAAGCTCCTGGTCGACGTCGAGGCCGAGATCAATGCAGCGATCGCCGCGCGTGGGATCTCGACTCCCGTCACCGACGCTGCGGCGAAGGCTGCACTCCTCGACGTCACGGCCTATGGAGCACTCGCCCGCGCGCTGATCGGCGTGCCTGGCGACGACGGGCTCGAGGAGCTTCAGAAGTACGCGCAGGCTGTCTGGCTCGCCGCGCTCGCCGCGATCGCGAAGGGCACCTTCCCGGCCGTCGCTGCCCTCGAGTCGGCGGGTGCCGGCGCATCCGCCGGCGACTTCTGGGAGGAGAACCCGGACTACGGGACGCCCGAGCAGGTGCAGGCCGAGGCGCTTACGTTGACGCCCTCGCTCGCTCCCGGCTTCGCGAAGGGGCAGTCTCTGTGACCATCCGAGCCGATACTCGGCCGTGAGTCTCGCGTTCGTTCTTCCCGAAGGGGCCGTCGGCAACGGGCCGATGACGTTCCCGGGATTCCCCGGCGTCTGGACGCCAGGGGAGGCGATCGAGGCGCAGGCGTTCGTCGCGCTCGGCGCATTCGAGTCGGTCGAGGCGATGAGCGCAGCCGTGGCAGAGCTCGGCCTTCCGCTCGAGGAGAAGAGCGTGAAGAAGGGCTCGGCCCCGCTGCCGGTTGCAGAGAATCACTTCGGCTTCGCTCCCGAGGAGGCAGAGGCCGCCACGTCTGAGGAAGAGCCGGAGCCGCCGGCCGAGGAGGCAGAGGCCTAGATGCCCGCCGTCGACTTCATGCAGATGGCGCTCGAGGAGAGTCCGCTCAACCAGGTCACATGGGACGACGCAACCACTCCCTCGCGCGTCTCGACGGACAAGCTCTACCTCCCCTCTCGAGCGGCACGCCTTTCGCCTGCGCCTGGCTATCTCAGCCGCGCCGACGAACTCCGCGGCATCGCGGGCTCCGTGCCCGACCTGATCGACATCTACACGCCCGCCGGCTCGCTGTCGGAGCGCGCGTACTGGAAGGACCTGACCTGGCTCCTGTCGCTCGCCGGCTTCGTCGGCGTACGCACGGCCGGCGACGGGATCATCACCGATCCCGATGCCGTGGTTATTCCGTCGGGCGGGCCGCAGCGCTGGGTCTTCTCGAAGAAGACCGGGATCACGGCGCAGACCGCGCAGATCATCATCAACTACGCGAACGAGCTCGCTCGCTTCCAGGGCAACGGCTATGGCGTCTCGAGCCTCGGCCTAAACGCCGCTGGCGAGCTCACGGCCGAGCTCCTCGGCTGCTACCTGCAGCGTCTCGCAGTCGACACGACCACCGTCCCGACGCTCGTGGCCTCGGCAATCCCGCCGCTTCGCCGCGGCGACCTGACACTGACCTGGCTCACAGGCGGCGGCACGCCCGCCGACTTCTCGTTCGCGATCGAGAACCCACTCGAGGGAGCGCCTGGCTGGCTGCTCGATCCCGCCTCGTTCTTCCCGTCCAGCCTCGAGTTCGCCGGTGACCAGCAGGTGCGGGTGACCGGCTCCGTCCCGAAGCGCGTACTCGACGCCGACGACTTCGACGCGCTCCTCAACGCCTCCACCTTCTCGGCCAAGGCGCGCTGGAAGTCGACGAAGTCGATCGCCGCGACGAGCTACAAGTATTCGCTCTGGGTCGAGATGCCCGCCTGCCAGTACGTCGGCGGCGACGCAGACGAGATCACGAACCGCCGGCGGCGCGGCGCCTCGTTCGACTGGTACGCGGCCTGGGACGAGTCGGCTGGGTATGACGTGCGCTTTACGCTCGTCAACGATACGACCGCGATTGCCACCTACGCATGAGCACGGCTCTCGATCACGAGCTCGAAGAGGCCGAGCGGCGCGAATCGTCCGCGGTGCGCCCGCAGGGGCCGAAGCCGAGGCCTGCCGAGAAGCCTCCGCAGGCAGCTACCGGCGCGTCTGCCTGGAAGCGCGACGAGCCCGAAATGCACACGCTGCCGAGCGGCAACGTGGCGGTGCTTCAGCGCCCGGGCGTGTTAGCAATGATGCGTCGCGGCGAGATCGGCGGCGAGAGCGAGTCCGCGAGTTCGCCGCCAACGTCGAGGCCGCGGCATGACTACCGTTAAGAACTCGCCGCGCACAGCCCCGACCACGGTCGACGCCTGGCCGGTCGACGAGCCCGAGCTGCACACGCTGCCGAGCGGCGGGGTCGCGCTCCTCCGGCGACCTTCCGTCATGGAGCAGCTGCGCCGCGGCGAGATCCCGAATCCGCTCCTGCAAGCGGCGCTCGAGGTCGCCCAGGGCGAGCCACTCCAGGACTACCGCGAAGCCGCCGAGTTCCTGGCCTTCTCGGTTGCCTCGGCCTTCGTCGAGCCGAAGGTCTCGCTGGACGACGAGCCTGAGAACGGCGAGCTCCCGCTCTCGAAGCTGTCGGACGAAGACCGCCGCTACGTCCTCGTCTGGATCCAACAGGGGGTCGCGGGCCTCGCCACCTTTCGTGAAGACGGAGCGGGCGCTGACGGTCGCAGCGATGGCGGAGGCGTACGGGACGAGGCCGAGTGAGCTCTTGGCGAGCTGGCCGGCCTTCTGTCTGGACGAGGCCCTCTTCGTCCGGCATCGCATCGCGCTAGCGGACGAGGGCGGCGAGAGCCGCTTCCGACCCGACGGCTACGACCCGCCCGACGTCAAGGATCGGAGGAAGATCCCCTGGGGCGGCGACGGGCCAGACCCGCTCGGAGGGACGCTGTGAGCGTGTCTGCCGTGAGAAGCGCTCGACCGGGGTCGGCAGTCCCTCTCCCGCGTCCGCGCGCCCCTAAGACTGTTCTAACCACGGACGCGAGGCCGTAGCGTGGCCGACGTTCGCGTCGTCTTCACCGGCGATGCCGACTCGGCGGTCCGTGCCGCCAGGCGCACGCGCAGCGGGATCCTCGACGTCGGCAGTGCCGGCCGCCGGACCGGCTCCGTCCTCAAGGGTCTCGGTACGATCGCGGCCGTTGGCGTGGGCGCCGCCTTCGTCGGGCTGGCAGCCACGCTCAAGGTCGGCTTCGACGAGCTGCAGGAGGGGCAAAAGGTCGCCGCCCAGACGGGTGCCGTCCTCAAGTCCACGGGCGGGATCGCGAATGTCACCGCGGGCGAGGTCGGGAGGCTCGCGGGTTCGCTCTCGCGCCTGACCGGCATCGACGACGAACTGATCCAGACCGGCGAGAACCTGCTTCTGACGTTCAAGAACGTGCGTAACGAGGTCGGGGCCGGGAACGACGTCTTCAATCAGGCCACGAAGGCTGCGCTCGATCTCTCGGTCGCCGGCTTCGGCTCCGTCGAGACCACCGCAAAGCAGATGGGCAAGGCGCTGAACGATCCGGTGAAGGGCATGACCGCGCTCGGCAGAGCCGGCGTCACCTTCTCCGAGGAGCAGAAGAAGGCCATCGAGCAGATGGTCAAGTCGAATGATCTCCTCGGCGCGCAGAAGCTCATCCTCGGCGAGGTCGAATCGCAGGTTGGCGGCTCGGCCAAGGCATTCGGGGAGACGTTGCCAGGGCAGCTCGCAAAGGCGCGCATCGCGTTCGAGGAGATCGCAGGGCGCATCGCGGAGACGCTCCTCCCCTACCTCACGCGACTGCTCGACTGGGTCAACGCGAACATGCCGACGATCCAGCGCGTGATCCAGACGACGCTCGACGCCGTCGTCGCGGCGATCGAGTTCCTCGTCCCGGTCATCGGCAAGCTGATCGACTGGTTCCGGCGCCTCGCGGAAGCTGCGCGTCGGCACTGGGGCGAGGTGCGTGCTGCCGCCGAGGAGGTGATGCTCTGGTACGAGCGCAACCTCGAGCCCACGATGACGAGCGTCTCGCGGAACATCTCTCGAGCGTGGGATCGCATGGGCGCCGACATGCAGACCTCGCTCAGGGGGCACCTCACGCGCCTGCCGCCGCTCCTCGAAGCGCAGCTTCGGAACATCGGCTCTACGATCAACTTCTTCCTTGCCGTCCTCCGCGGCGACTGGTCTACCGCATGGGCCGAGCTGAAGGCCATCGTCAGCCGCACGATCGGCTCGATCGTGGAGACGCTGCGATCGCTCACCGGGGTGGTCCTTCAGGCCGCCAAGGCGATCGGGGCGGCGATCGTCGACGGCATCCGCCAGGGTGTCGCCGCCGCCTGGGACTCGCTCGTCGGTTGGATCGGCGACAAGGTCGGAGGCCTCATCGACTCGATCAAGAGCGGCTTCGGGATCTTCTCGCCCTCGAAGGTGATGATCGACATCGGCAAGCTCCTCGCCGAGGGCCTCGGTATGGGATTCGGCCAGGGCATCGTCTCCGTGTCGAAGGACATGGAGGGCAAGACGCGCGCACTGGTCGACAGCATGATCTCGGCGGTCGAAGAGAAGCGTGGGGCGTTCGCGCAGGCCTTCTCCACGCTCACGAACGAGGCGCTCGCGGCCTTCGACGAACTCGCCTCGCAGATCGAGACGCGGACAGAGAAGCAGCTGCGGCTGATGGACGAGCGATCGGCGAAGGCGGAGCGAAAGCGTGCGATCGCCGAGGCGAAGGCGGCGCTCGGCGAAGCCCAAGCAGGCTTCGCCGACACGGTCCGGGAGGAGGACGAATCGGAGGAGGACTTCAACCGCCGGATCGGCGAGGCGTCGAGCCGGATCATGGCCGCGCAGAAGGCGCTCGATGAGGCTGTCGCCGCGCAGCAGCGCTTCCAGCTCGAGCAGCAGGCCACACGCGAGCGGGCGGCGCTGAACGAGCGCACCGAGCTGCGGCGGCGTCATTTCGAGGAGGATCTCGCGAGGCTGCAGGCATACGCCTCGAGTCACGCCCTCACGGCCGAGCAGTTCAATCAGCGGCTCCTGAAGATCTTCGCCAAGTACGGCGTTCCGTTCAAGGAGGCGACGGTCGCGCTCGGCGCGGCGCTCGCCGAGGGGTTGCGCGAAGCGGCGGTCGAGGTCGAGAAGGCCGCCGTCGCCGTTCGCCAGGCGATCATGAAGCACCTGAGCAATATCCAGGTGCGGGTCAATGTCGACGTGGTCGTCCCGGACTCCTCCGACGGCAAATCACCGAAAAAGCGCCAGCACGGCGGCCCCGTGCGCGCGGGCTTCCCCTACCTCGTCGGGGAGGCCGGTCCGGAGATCCTGATCCCGTCGAGCGCGGGGCGCATCCTCCCGAACTCGGCGCTGCGCTCGTCGCCGCCTGCAGGAGCCGCCGCCGGCGGCTTTCAGCTCATCGTCCACGTCGCCGGCGACTTCATCGGCGAGCGCTCCTCGGTCGAGCGCCTCGCCGCACTCATCAAGCCGGAGCTCAATCGAGTCGCGATGTACGAATCGCGGGTATAGGCCGTGTCGATCATCGGCCTGCGCGCCACGCCGCAGCAACTCCCCGATCAGCGGCAACCGCCGCCCCGCGACTCGTGGACGACGTTCTTCCTGCGCCCGACTGGCGTCCGCACCGTCAACCAAGCGCTCGAGACGGACACGGCCTTTTCCATCACGCCGGTTCCTTCATCGGGACCCCCGACACCGATCCCCGTCGGCAAGGCGCTCGAGTCAAATATCGCCCGCCCGATGACCGCAGCGAAAGGAGTGGCGGCTCCGCCAGCCGTCGCGCAGCGCGTCGCGCTCGCGCGCTACACGCTCGAGGTCTCCTGGGAGGCGCACGCAGAAGGGGCGTTCGTCATCGGAACGTCGACCGTCGGCGGCACCGACACGCTCGCGCTCTCGCCCTTCGACGTGACCTTCACTGGCACATACGACAACCTCTCGGCGATGTTCCGTGGGGCGACGATCCGCCGCGGGCGCGACGACCTGCGCACATTCCTCGTGCGCGGGGAAGCGCGGATCTCCGTCCGGGATGTGACAGGGCTCCTAAACCCCGAGAATGCCGCCGGGCCCTTGTACGGCATTCTCAGCTCGCACTACCAGCGTGTCCGACTGCGCGGCTTCGCACCCTCGGGGGCGATGCATCCGCTCTTCTACGGCTTCCTCGACCGCATCGAGTGGAACCCCCTCCGCCGCGATTCTGGCGCCGGTAGCGCCGTCCTCGTGTGCAAGGACCTCCTACTGTGGCTTTCGGAGGCACGGCCGATCATCGCCGCGACCGGGACGACGACGACCGGAGCGGCGATCGGCAAGGTGCTCGACGCGCTCGGCCTGATCGACCCCGCCGGGCGCTCGCTGGCGACTGGGGACACGATCTTCGACTTCTCGGCCGACGGCTCGAAGACCGGACTCGAGCTTATCGGCGAGCTCCTGCAGGCCGAGCGTGGAACGTTCTTCGTCGACGCCGCCGGCGTCGCAGTCTACGAGGACCGCATCTCGCGGACGCTACGCGAGTCGTCGGCGGTCATCTCTCACCAGATGAGCTCGGCCGTGCCCGCCATCGACCACTCGCGTGCCCGAAACCGCGTCCGCGTGAAGCGGACGCAGACCGGCTACGTCGCGACCTCCATCGACCAGGCCTCGCGCACTGTCATCGGAGATCGCGACCTCGAGGACATAGAGACGCCGTACCTGAGCGCGGACACGCAGGCTGACGCGCTCGCCTCCTTCATTCTCGCCGAGCTCGGCTCACCGCGCGAGCCGCTGCGCGACGTCGAGATCGACAACCGCACCGAGGCGCTCCTCGTGCAGTGCCTCGCGCGAGAGCTCGGCGATGTCGTCACCGTCGCAGCCGCCGGCGCAGAGATCGCGCTCTCGGACTATGTGATCGAATCGCTCGAGCACCGCATCGACCCGCGACGCCATTCGCACTCGATCCGCTGGCAGCTCTCCAAGCACGAGATCATCACGCCATTTCGGATCGGGACGTCAGTGATCGTCGCCGAGGGCGCGCAGGGAGACGTGCTGGTCTATTAGCGCCGCCGATACTCGGTCGTGCCGATCTCTGTTCCCGTCCCTGACAAGTCCGCGGGCGACGTCTTCACCGAGACCAACTGGGACGCCCATCTCCGCGACAACATCAACAAGCTCCTCGATCGCGGTCACCGCGTGCTCACAGTCGCGCAGTTCTCGGCGCTGACCGGGCTCGAGGACGGAGACGAGGCCTACGTCGAGGTCGATGCCGCGAATGGGATCATGTGGCACTTCCGCTACGTCGCCGCCGAGACGACGTACAAGTGGCGCTTTCTCGGTGGTCCGCCGCTATGGAGCGAGGTCGTGACATCGCAGGCGACGACGTCGACCTCGTACGCGGCGCTGGCAACCGCCGGACCCTCCGTCACCCTGCCTCGCTCGGGCGACTACGACGTCGAGCACTCGGGCTCGCGCGATGCCGCCGCCAGCGAGACCTCGTTCATGTCCTACGACATCGGGGCGACGGGGGCGGTCGATGCCGATGCGATCCACCATGCGGAGCAGGAAGGCGGGCCTGGGTCGCGGACGCGGCGAAAGACAGGGCTTACGCCGGTTGCGCTGACAGCGAAATATCGCTCGGTCGGTGGAGGCTCGGTCCAGTTCGAGAACCGGTTCATGCGGGTGGCGCCGGTGAGGATCCGCCACGATGCCTAAGACGACAATCGCCGACGTGCGCGCTGCCGGCTACGCGGTTGCCTTCGCCTCGGGCTCTATCTCGGTCGAGGAGAAGGCGCTCACCGAGGCGCGCAAGCAGGCGACTCCGGAGGCAATCGCCCCGTTGGTTGAGGAGGTCGCGACGAGCGTCGCCGCGATGGCGGCCGCGAAGGGACTCCCGACGCCGGCGATCGTGAATCTCGTCGCGGAGGCTACGACCCGCGCGCTCAACTCGTTCCAGCGCGACCGCGACGAGGGCGTCGCCTTCCACGAGCGCGCGCTCAAGATCGCGAAGGCATCCCCCGACGTCTACTTCGTCTCGGCGCTCGGCGATCCGTCGACCCCTGACGACGACGTCCGCCTGTACGTCGCCTGCAAGGCGGACGGCACGGGCTGGGACTCCGGCGCACAAGAGATGCTGGACGCGCTCGTCTCTCCGCCAGAGCCGGAGTAGCGCGCGCCGATACTCGGGGGTGAGCGTGCGCCGTCCACGCGTCGACGTCGACCTTCGCCCCTACTACCGCGGTGAGGAGTCGGGGCACGGGACGAAGTCGCTCGTCGTCCTGCACGAGACCGTCTCACGCAACTACGTGGGCCTCTGGGATATCAAGAACCCGGCCGCGTACCTCGACTCCAAGGGGTACGAGATCCACGGGATCGTGGACATGGAGGGCAACTCGGCTTGGTGCTACGACCCGACTGCGATCTACGACCACGCGGCCTCGGGCACGGGCAGGGTAAACACCCGCTCGATCGGCTTTGAGCTCGTGTCGGAGGTCCCGCTCGAGCCGGACAAGGCGAAGCGCAAGGCGATGTGGGATCCCACGGGGCCGCGGCGGAAGCAGCTCGACACCGTCGCCGGCTGGATCGCGTGGCTGCACGTCGAGGGCCATGTCCCGCTCGGCTTCTCGCGCGCTGATCGACCCGGAGTCACGACGCACTGGAACGTCTCGCGCACCTATCTCGGCGGCGCCGGGCACTGGGACTGCTGGCCGGTTCATTACGCCGGAGGGCATTTCCCAGCCTTGTACGTGGTCGCGAAGGCGCGCCAGCTCGTCATCGCCGGAGAGACCGAATGATGGCCGCGCTCCACATCACCGAAGTCTCCTTCGTCGAGATCGCTATCGCGTTCGCCGCGCTCGCCTATATCGTCGAGCGCTCGCTCGATGCCCTTGGCTGGAGCCGCTCCTCGCGCACGCTGCGCCAAGAGAACGAGGATCTCGTCCGCCGAAACAAGGAGCTCGACCAGGAAGTCGAGCGGCTCAAGGGCGAGCTTGCGCGGCACGAGAGTGACATCGCCGGGCTGCGCACGCAGGTGACCGATCTATCTCAGCGCGATCAAGGCGCGGTGCTGCGCTCGATCGAGGACCACGAGCGATCAGCGGGTGTCCGCCACGAGCGCATGGTCGGCGTGCTGACGGAGATCCGGGATGCGGTGAAGGCGGCGTGATGGTCGCGCCCGTGCCCCCGCGCTTCTCCACCGACTGCGATCCCGGCGACGAGACTTCGAGCGTGCGCGACTTCGGAGTCGTCGTGTGGCGCTTCGACTGCCTGGTTCGGGCGGGCTACCGCGATGCGGAGGCTTTGCTCCTCGCCGAGAACGCGGGCGTCGACCTGCACGACGCGGTAGAGCTCCTGCGGCGCGGGTGCCCGGTGGGCGAGGCGCTCAGGATTCTGACGTAGTAGTGGGCATCGCGACGACCGGTTAGCAGCTGGGCGCTGCCGATACTCGCTCGATGTTCACGAAAGCCTTCTGGCTCGACGCGTTCGAGCGGGCAGCCAAGACGTTCGCTCAGGGATCGCTCGCGATCGGGCTGCCGCTCCTCGCTGTGGACGGCGCCTCCTGGTCGGACATCCCCGCGGCCTGCTCCGTCGGCGCCTTCGCCGGGCTGATCTCGGTCGGCTTCTCGGTCCTGTCGCGGTTGCGCGGCGATCCCGAGTCGGCGTCGCTTCTCAGGCCGCCCGGCTAGCGCAGCTCGGCGAAGACGCGCACGACGATTCGGCCCTTTGCACCGCCTGTCTCGAGCAGGTGCTCAAAGCGACTCAGGCCGGCCGTCAGAATGCAGTAGCCTGCGGAGAGATAGCCGCTGGGGATTCGGACCGTATGCGCAAAAGACCCGACGAACTTCGGGCTGAAGCTCTTGACGCGGAACCCGTCGCAGGTCAGCCAGCCGAATAGCTTCACTCTCTGTCCCTTCGGCACGGCGGACCTGATCGTGTAGCTGAGGTACGGCTGCGGCAACTCCTCATAGTTCGCGTCGAAGCGGAGCTTGTTACCGACCTGGATATCGAGCCGGACGTTCTTCGCAGGCATCACCTTCGTAAGGAGGAGCTTGGTCTGGTCCGGCGCGGATTGCGCGCTCCCGACCGCAACCAGTGCCACGAGCGAGACAGCGAACACCGAGCCCGTGCGGATCATGGTGAACCTCCTCTTTCCTTCTACCTGCATGTGAGATGGTTTCGCGCTGTCCGGATTGAGGCGTAGCCTCCCGAGTCCGCTCTTGCGGTGAGGGCGGCTGGCAATGAGCACCGAGGAAGTCACCGCTACCCCTTCGCAGTCTGACCCTTGGGCGCGTCTGCGGCAGCTACACGCGGAGCTTCTAGCGCTCGCACACGAGCTTGAAGACGAGTCACCCGTCTCTCTGTCTTCAGCTGCCGATCGATCGAGTCCGCGAGCTTCACTGCGAGTTCTTGAAGGTGGTCGACGAGGGACTGACCAGCTTCGTCGACCTCTTCTACGGGCGCTCCCAGCTCCAGAACGCTGACCGCCCGGCCAAGGCCGCGGGACAACTCAGTGGCGAGCCTTCCTCCGAGGTCATGGCCTAGGTTGGCGCCGCCGCTATTGCGGCTGCTCAGATCAGCACCCTTCGTTCCAACAGCTTCAGCGAGAGCGTCGCGACCGCCCGGGTACTCAATCCACAGCGGTCGCAGCAGTCCCCTCGCGCTCCATCCGGCCCTCGGCACACTACGTAGCGTGACGTAGTGAAATGTTAAGCGCTAGTCGCGCACCTTGACTACGTAGCACAACGTTGTATAGTCCCGCAACGTGGCCGTCGAAATCAGAGACATGGAAGAGCAGCTCAGACTCGCTCCCCTTGCCTTCGTTGCCGCTCGTATCAAGCGAGCGCGGCGCGAACTGGAACCTCGTACCTCGCACGATGAGCTGGGTCGACGGATGGGGGGCACGTTTCGACAGACCCTCATCAACTGGGAGAAGTCGAAGAACCGTCCCAGTCTCGAACTTCTGACGAAGTACGCGGAGGCGACCGGACGCCAGGTCGAGTGGTTCCTGGACCCGGATCTCGAGCCGAGCCCCTTTCCGGAAGCCGCGTGAGGACGATCTCGTGGACGCCCTGATCGAAGCGCTGCAAGCCTTCAAGTCGCGTGAGGACGTGCGCTCTTGACGCACCCGCGCCTCTCGCTCCCCATGTCGCGCGAGGTCTTCAACGAGCACCTCGAGGAGCTCGGTCGCAACGTCGAGCGCTGGAACGGCTCAGCCGCGCGAGCTGAGGACCTTCACAAAGTGGTCGAGCTTCTCGTTGAGAGTGTCGAGCTTCTCGTTCAGCTCGTCGATGCGCCGCGCGTCCAGCTGAATCCGCTCCAGGACCTCGGCGAGCGCGATGACGCCGGCGATCAGGTCTCGCGAGATCCTCTCACTGACTCCTCCCGGCTCCGCTTCGTCCAGCTTCGCGATCAGATCGGCGAAGCGCTCTTGCATGCACGAAGCCTGATCGCTCGCGGCCGAAAGGTCAAGCGGTGACCCACCCCCTCCATTCGCTCGCGCGCCACTCCACCCGCCAGCGCATCCGCTCCGCGCTCGGCCCCTGCGTCGGCTTCGACCCCGAGCTGCACGCCGACCGCATCACCGAGCGCGTGCTGCACGTGCGCATCCCCCAGCTCGAGCTCATCGAAGCCCTAAACGACCGAGCCCGCCGCTTCGCCGACGAGACGAAGAGCAGCGGGCTCAGACAGGAGGACGATAGACCATGACCAGCCAGGAAGTCGTCGAGCGCACGCCGCAGCAGGAGTTGATGGCGCGCGTGCGGCACCCCGAATTCGAGTCGCAGCTCGCCCTCGTTCTACCCGAGCACGTGAGCCCACAGAAGTTCGGCCGCATCTTCGGAACCTGGCTCCTCGACAACCCAGAGGCCATCGAGGGAACGGAGCCGAACTCGATCATGCAGTCGCTCCTTCGCTGCGCCGAGATGGGCCTCATGCCGGATGGCCGCGAGGCCGCCATCGTGGCGTTCTTCGACAAGCGCAAGCAGGCGAAGATCGCGCAGACGCTTCCTATGGTCGGCGGCATTCGCAAGACGGCCGCCGACTACGGCTGGGATCTGCAGACGCGCGTGGTGTATGCGAACGACGAGTTCTCGTACGAAGAGATGCGCGAGCCGCCGATCCACCATGTGCCGGTCCGACCAGGCGCGGACAAGGGCTCCCTGATTGCAGCCTACGCCTGGGCAAAGCATCGCGACGGGCGGCGCATCTATCTGCCGCCGCTCGACGAGGAATACATCGACAAAGTGCGCGCCGTCTCGCGCATGGGCGACAAGGGGGCCTGGGTCGACTGGACGCCGTCGATGTGGGCGAAGACGGCGGGGCATCGACTCTTCGATGTGCTCCCCATCGCCGAGAGCGACCGCATCAAGCTCATGCGCGCCGCGCTCAGCTACCCCGACTCCGTCGCCGCGCTCTACGGCCCGCAGGCACGCGCCGCTCTCGAGCCCGGCGAAGCGGTCGATCGCGAGACAGGCGAGATTCTGCCGGTGGTTCCTCCGCCGACAGACGACGGGGGCAGCGCCCCAGCCGCTCCCGAGCCTCAGCAGGCCGAGGGGGCGACCCCCGACGGCGCGCAAGCGTCTTCCTCCCCCGCCCCCTCGGTTCCTGAGGACGATCCCGAGCCCACGACCGCGCCTGTCGTTCCCGACGGGACGTACGCGGGCAAGACGATCGTCGAGATCGCGACCAGCGGCGCGAACGGCGAGAAGTGGCTCTCGTGGGCGATGCGCCATCCCGAGAGCCCGAACGTCGGCGCCGAGTTCCACGCGGCGCTCACGGCCTGGTTCGAGTCGCAGACGAAGGCGGCGTAGTCGTGGACGCTCTCAAGCTGGCCCGCCAGGGCGCCCGCGACATCGACGATCGAGCCGTGAACGGCGAGAACTCGACGACGCCCTGGGCGTTGATCGCGATCGCTGAACGGCTCGATCAGCTCATTGGCGTGCTCGCCTTCGCTCACGACGCAGACCTCTCACTCATCGACTCGCAGCCGAAGGAGTGGTGATGGCCACCGCGATCAAGGCACGAACCATCCCTTGTGCGCTCTGCGGACGCCGCGATGTCGCCGAGCGGATGGTCTACTGGACACACACGGGCAATCGCTACTGCCGTGACGTCCTGCGCTGCGACAAGCGAAGGAAGCGATGAGGAGCGATCCGCCTGTCCGCCGCGACGGCCGCTGCGCCCGCCCTGGCTGCGGCAGGCCGCGGAAGATTCCGAAGCCGCAGCGCGGAATCGACGCGGCGGTCTATGAGCGCGACCCCTTCTGCTCGAGCACGTGCGCCCGTCTCTACCACGGGCTCGAATCTGCGAAGCCGCGCGAGTCGATGGAGCGGGCCTACGTTCAGAAAGAGCGGCGGGCTGCCTGATGCCGCGCTTCCTCGCCTGCGGCGACCTGCACCTCGATTGCGGTCCCGATCTCGGCCGCGCTCCCGGCGACCGCCTGCGCGAGCAGGAAGAGGTCTGGCGGCGCTGCCTCGAGATCGCTGTCGAGGAGGACGTCGACGCCGTGCTCTTCGCCGGCGACGCGTTCCACAAGGCCCGTCCATCACCGGAGGCGCTGCTCGCATTCGAGCGACCGCTCATCGGATTCAAGGGCGATGCGCGCGGCTTCCCGTTCATTGCCGTGTTGGGTAATCACGACGTCGCCGGCGTCGCACTCGGCACGGGGCTTGAGGTCTTCCACGAGGCCGGACTCCTGACGCTGGCGAGAGAACCCGCGATCCACACGGTCGCCGGCGTCTCGATCTGTTGCTTGCCATGGGCGCCCGTCTCGCGCATCGTCGCCGCGCAGGACGGAGGCGATCGCGACGACGTGAACGCCTACGCCGCCGAGCTCCTGCTCGCGACGGCGCGGGGTCTGCGCGCTCAGGTGGAGGGGCCCGCGACCCTGCTCACGCATTTCAGCATCTCCGGCTCGGCGCTGCCGAACGGCCTTCCGGTCGAGCAGCTACGCGAGCCGGTGCTAGAGCTTGGGGATCTCGAGGCGCTCGGCTTCGATGCGATTTGCGCCGGACACATACATGGGCCGTTCGTTCTCGGCGAGGGGCCCGCCGAAGCTGACGCCGTGACCGGCCGCTGCGGGTTCTACGTCGGCTCGCCGGTGCCCTTGTCGTTCGGCGAGGCCGGGACAGAGCACGGCGTCTGGCTCCTCAATACGGCACGCTGGACTGCGCGCTTCATCCCGATCGAGAGCCGCCGTCTCGAGACGCTCGACATCGACCCACTCGCCGCGATCCCGATGGAGTGGCTGACCGACTCAGCCTGGATCGGCTATCGGGATGTCTCCGATGCAATCGTGAAGGTGCGAATCCACGCGACGCAAGAGGAGGCGCGGCGGCTAGACGTGGCGGGGCTCAAACGCGCCCTGTACGACGCCGGCGCGCACAAGGTTTGGGCCGTCCAGCTCGAGATCGAAAAGCCTGAGCGCGCCCGCGTCGAGGGGCTAAGCGAGGAGCTGGACGAGCTGGCGGCATTGGAGCTGTGGCTCAAGGCCGAGGGGATTGAAGACGCACTCGCCTCGCGTGGTCGCGAGCGGCACGCGAAGTATCTCGAGGAGATTCGCTCGTGAACCCGCTCTCCCTGACCGCCCGCTCGTATCGCACGTTCGAGGAGCTGCCCGAGATCCACTTCCCCGAGGGTTGCATAGCGATCACCGGCCCAATGGGCTCGGGGAAGTCGTCGATAGTCGAGGGAATCGAGTTGGCGCTCTACGGCGACTGCCGCACCGGGCCGCTCGCGGAGAACCTCGGCATCGGCTTCGACGACCGCTTGGAGATCGCTCTCATTTTCGAGCGCGCTGGCGAGTTGTATCGGGCGCGCCGCGGGTACTCGGCGAAGGGACGCCGCAAACCGACGCTGGACCTCGAGCGCTTGGAAGAGCACATGGCTTACGACCCGGGCCGCGGCGATAGCGAGCCCGACGAGTATCCGGCCGTCGCCTGGATGCCGCTCACCCGCGAGTCGATCCGTGCCACCCAGAGCGCGATCGAGGAGCTGGTCGGGCTCTCCCACGACTCGTTCAGGGCCTCCTGCTTCATCGCCCAGAAGGATGCGAGCGCGTTCACGAATGCGACCCCGGCCGAGGCCAAGGCGATCCTCGCCGAGGTCATGCGGCTGCAGTCGTGGGACCGGCTGCGCGACGTGAACCGCGAGGCGAAGCGCCAGGCCGAGCGGGAACTCGCCGAGCTCGCGGGGCGGATCGCGCTCCTCGAGGAGACGGGTGGCGACGTGGACGAGCTGCGTCGCGCGCGAGATCATGCAGGCGAATCTGTCGAGAACGTCGTCGAGGCCCACGCCGTCGCAGAGAACGAGCTCGGCGCTGCTGCCGAGAATGTCACTGCGCTCGAGCAGGCCGAGGCGACGTACCGAGAACGTACTTCCTACGTACATAGCGCCGAGGCGCGCCTACGCGAGCGCACGGCAGTCATCGATCGGGCGACGATCGCGAAGCTCGAGGCGGTCGAGGTACAGCGCGAGTTGAGCGAGGCGGGTTTTCCTGGAGCCCGTCTCGCTGAGCTCGAGGAGCGGCGGGCGGCGGCGGACAGGCAGCGTGAGCTCCGGCGTGATCGCGAGGCCGAGCGCGACCGCCTGGCCGCCGACGCCGAGGATGCGCGCCGGCAGGCTGTGCGACTGAGCGAGGAGCGCGAGACGCTCTCGGGCACTCTCACCGTGCTCGTCGGGAAAGCCGCCGCGCTCAACGATCCCGCGAACGTGCACACCTGCGATCGCTGCGGGCAGGCGCTCCATGGCGAGGCGCACATGACCGCGCTGGAGCGGATCCGGGAGGAGCGAGACGAGGCCGAGCGGCGTGTTGCCGGCTACGGCGCTCGCATCGACGAGATCGCCGGCAAGGTGCAGGTCTGGCAGAGCGCGGCCGACGCGGTCGAGATTCCAGCCTCGCCCGACGCGGACGCGTACGACGCGCTCGTCGACGAGATCCGGACCGCCCGCGCCGCCGAGCTCGAGCAGGCAGGCAGGCAGGCGAAGCTTTGCGCGCTGGAGGCGACGGTCGCCGAGGTCACGCCCGAGCTGACCGCCGAGGTAGCACGCCTCGCCGCCGAGCTCGTCTCCACGCAGGGGGCGCTCGCCGAGATCGACGAGCCCGAGCCTGGAGCGCTCGACGCGGCGCGGGTCGCAGCCGTGACGGCCAAGGCCTCACTCGACATCGTCGCGCACCGGCTGACCGAGTCGCGGGCCGCGCTCATCCGCGCCGAGGCCGCGCTCGAGCAGGCGGCCAAGATCGCGGCGGAGCTCGAGGTCGGTCGACTTCGCCGCGACGCATTGCAGGACGAGCTCGATCTCCTCGCCCTCCTCGAGCGCGCCTACGGGCGCGACGGGATTCCGGCGCTGATCGTCGAGCGTCACGCGATCCCAGCTATCGAGATGGAGGCGAACAGGATCCTCGCCGCCTTCGGCGAGTCGAACCGGGTCGAGCTTCGCACGCAGGCCGAGCGCAAGTCGGGCGACGGGCTCAAGGATGGGCTCTGGATCACCGTCATTACCCCCGAAGGCGAGCGCGGCCACAAGACCTTCTCGGGCGGCGAACGGGCCTGTCTCGACTTCGCGTTGCGGGTCGGACTCGCGCGACTCCTGCGCCACCGCGGCGCCGCCGACATCTCCTTCCTCGTCGTCGACGAGGTCGAGGGGCTCGACGAGAACCACCAGGCCGCCTTCATCGAGATCGTGCTCAGCCTCCGCGACGAGTTTTCGAAGATCATGATTTCGAGCCACTACAGCGGGCTTCGCGATGCCCCGCTCGACGCGCTGATCGAGGTCGTCAACGAGGACGGCCGCAGCCGCATCGTCGATCAGACGATCGAGGTCGTAAAGGACGGGAACCGGTCAGTGGCGGCGGCAGCGTGAGCACCTTGACTCTCGGCGAGGCAGCCCTAATGCTCCGCGAAGCCGTGAAGGATCGCTCGTACAGAGCGACCCCGCTCGGCCTCGAAGTCGCGCGCTACTACCGCTGGAAGAAGAACGAGTGGGGCGCATCCGAAGAGACGTTGCGCGATTACGAGGCCAACTTGAGGAACATCTGCCTCTACTTCGCCGACCTCGAGATCGGTGACTTCGCGTCTCCCGTCGGCACCGAGCGGCTGCGCGAGTGCTGGGATCACTTCTGGGGGGACCGCACGGCTCGGACGCGCGCGAAGGTGCGCTCGAGCTGGATCGACTTCTTCGACTGGGCGGTGCGCGAGCGCGGCCTCTCGGGGAACCCGGCGCGCGCGCTGACCCGCCCGAAGGCCCGCGACCCCGAGCGCAAGACGTTCGGCGAAAACTTCGTCCGTCGGGCTCTCTCGAGCCAGGAGTACGTCGGCGACCACGTGCTCGTGTTCCTCGTCCTTCGGTACGGCCTGCGCCGCAGCGGCATCCGCAACCTGCAGCTCAAGCACTTCGACTTCGAACGCCGTGAGCTCACCGTGTTCACGAAGGGCGGTCGCGTGTATCCGTTGCCGATCGTCGAGCCCTCGCTTTGGCGCCGCCTCGGGGAGCTCCGTCTCGAAGCCGGTCTCGCACCCGACGACTTCCTCGTCTACCGCCAGGACACCCGCCGCCGGCGCGTGCCCCTCGAGGAGGCGACAGAGGTCATCGAGCTCAAGAGCGGACCGGCCGGTTACGCGAACGTGACGACGCGCAGGCACTCGCCACAGCGCCCGGCGCCGAACACCGTGCATCGCTGGTGGTATCGCTGCATCGTTCGCTCAGGGCTCGTCCCGGAAGGCACGACGAGCGGCGAGAACATGCACCGCGGGCGCCACACGGTCGGACGCGAGATGCAGCGGGCCCATCACGACCTCGAGCTGACTCGGCAGATGCTCGGCCACCGCGATATTCACACGACCGCGATCTACGCCGAGCTCGATACGGCCGACCTCGCATCCGCTCTGCGCGAGATGGCCCGCGACGACCAGGAGGACGAGGAGTAGTCATGCGTCGGCGAGTGCATCCCAACCGCGCCCGCGCGCTTCGCCGTGAGGCCGAGGCTCAGATCGCGGATCTCGTTGAGCGAGCCGTCGATCTTTCGCTGGCGTTCCACGGTGACAACATCTCCGAGGCCCTCGCCCACGTCCGCGAACTCGTCACCGAGCAGCGGCTGGAATGGGAGCGGCGGATCTTTTCGGAGACGGGCCAGAAGCCACCGCGTCGACGTCGCAAGGTCTCGCGTGAGGTCCAGCGTGCCGTCTTCGAGCGCGACGCATACCGATGTCAGGGCTGCGGCGGGTGGACCG